AATCTCCAAGTAGACATGGTAGAGATTTTGAAGTTGGAGATGGATATGAAGAACATGAGTTTTCAAATTTAATGGTCATCAGAATTGCAGATGGTTTGAAAAGAAAATTTGTCAGTACAATCGGACAAAACTGGTTGACTGCTTTAACTACTTCAATTAATCGAGAATTAGCAATGGTCAGATGGGAAGATATAGCGACAACAAAATCATCAAGTATGTGGGACCCATATGATGATGAATCAACAAGAGTTGAGGGTGTTGAAGCAACAAGACGAAATCGAGCTGCATTAGAAATTGTGAAAATCCTGAGTGAGAGTAAGACTGAGATCACTCCACTGGAATTCTATTCAACAGCAATCAATGACTTGGAAACAATGTACGGAGGATTGGTGACTGACATATTTAAAAAATCACAGCATGGAGGTTTACGAGAAATTTTCGTTTTAACAATCAAGTCCAGAATCTCAGTACTCTTCCTTGAGAGAATTGCTCGAGTCATTTGCAGCAGATTACCATCTGAGGCCATGTCGAATCCTCAAAATAAGATGGCATTACCTCAAGAACATTTCAAAGGGGTGAAACTGGACACATCACAGAGAACAACACTTAGTACAAGTGATGATGCATCAAAATGGAATCAAACCCAACAAGTAACCAAATTTGCCATGTTACTAATTCGAATTCTGCCAAAGCAGTATCATGGACTGGCCATCAGAGTTGCTCATCTATTCCAAAACAGGCATGTGAAATTGCCAGACGATGTAGTGAACTTATTTGAGTCAAAAGCTTTTGATGAATTGACCTTCACTTCACCCAATCTGAATATAATCAGAGATGCGTACTTTGGTCGAATCGATGTTGATTGGCTTGAGCCAGGCTGTAAAGACATGAGAATCAGAAGTGGTTTCATGCAAGGAATTGCTCATTTCACATCAAGCTTATTTCATGCTGCTGTTCTGAGTTGGAGAGATGATCAGTTCAAAGCACTTGTTGGAAAATTGGGCAAAGTGACAACAACAGATTTAGTCTCATCTGATGATTCAGCTCGAATGATCACAGTTTCCAGTGGTAAAGAACAAGGTCATATTGAAAGAATGGTCAAATTTGCTGCGTATGACCATTTGATGATTACAGAATTGTACAAGAAAGTTGGTATCACATTGTCACCTAAAAGCACAAAGAACACACCATCAATCATGGAATTCAATTCAACCTTCTATACTAATGAAGGAGTCTATCAGCCCATTTTCAAGTTTGTGTCGGCCTCACTGAATGTTGGTGCCTCAGATGTGCTGTTCTCTCAAAGTGAAATGATGAGTTCTTCATTGACACAGTTACTAGAAGCTGGTGCTCCAATTGCTCAAGTACATTTGACTCAGATCAGCCAGGCCATTCTCCATTACACCATGATGGGATCT